CCTTTTTAGGGGTTGTTCCTTTTTCTTTTTATACTTCCGCATTGCAGATTTAGTGACACCAGGTTCTCCGTCGGGTCCTATTCCTATACCAGCAATGTCTCCATTGCCCGCCGCATTTGCGATAGCATCCTCAAACATATCGTCATAAGCACGATTCTCCTGCACTACAGACATATACTCAGCAAGTTTGCTTTCCAACTGCTCTTCGTTCAGAAAGTACCCAGGCTTCTCTATTTCCTCACTCTCTTTGATGAGGTAAAGTGCGGCGGCATAAGAGGCGATACGTGAACTGCCTCCTGGTACCTTCGCAAGAAGTCTCTTGAGCTTAGTTATCATCAAGTCGAATTTGCCCCAAGCCTTACGCTCATCAACAGTTCGCAGGTCTCTAGCCTTTTTGAGTATATTTCCGTCTGCATCAATAATACCCAACTTGTACGCATCCCAATCTTTGAAAGGCGTAGCAAGTCTACGAATAAATTGATAGACTAGAAATAGATCGACAATCATAATTCCCTCAGCTCTCTTATTATTTTATCGTCAAGTGGTATACCTGACGTTTCTATTCTTTTTTCACCATACTCTACTTCGTCTGGCAAATATCCTAAAAATACTAGAAAGGGTTTCAAATATTTGTGATACTCTTCTAGTCTCAAAAACAGCATTGGTGTACCAGCTAATCCAAAGCAGTTATATATTACTATCATATGATTCAGAATCAAGCGTACCTTCAACTCATCAAATTCTTCATATCGTCTAAATAATCTCTTTAGATATTGAAACCTTTTGAGATCGTCATAAAATTCTTCTGTTGAAGCCGCTTGCTTCATATCATAATGCTTAGCCGCATATAACATAAACGTAGATTCATCTAACACCATACTTTTTTCACCATTATTATAAACATAAATTTGATGAGGGCATATCTCAGCCCTCATCGTTATTTATTAGCTGTCAGCAACGACTGCATCCTCAGTCGCAGTAACACCAGTAGTACCAGCATCACCTGCGTCGGCAGCAGTTCTACGCATTGCTACCAAAGTTTCAACTCTCTTACGACCAGTACCATACTCTTCGTATAGATTCCAGCCGCCAGTCTTCAAGCCTTTTGCTCTGTTAGCCGCAACACCAGCTTCTGTGGTGTCGATGAAATAACATTTTGCGTTTTCAGCAGTTGTCAGGTGCTTCGGGATTGAAGCATCAACATCTGTATCTCCCCATAAAGCCATATCAGTTCTCCTTATTGTGTTTTTTGATTTCTTGCATCATAAACTCTTTAGTTCTTCTACGATCTAATTTCAAACCTAGTTTACGTCCATAAATGTCTAGTTCTGTTTTAGTCATCTCACTAAGGTCGGGTGCTTTCGACTTCTTCTTCGCCGGCTTCTTAGCCACTGTAGCTTTCGCTTTTTTGGGCTTGGAAGGGGTTTTAGGCTTCGCAGGAGCAGGCTCCACAGCTTTCGTCTCAACACTTGATACATTCGCTTCATTCATTCCAAACAATTTTTTAATCCAACCAATCATAATTTCCTCCTAAGAAATATACATATTCAATTCATAACGCCCCGCATCATAGTAAACCTGCATGTGCAATTTCTGCTTAGTAGGTTTGCCATTCCTAGTCAGGTCAATGTGATAAGAGTTGGTCTTACCTTTTCCTGGCTTACGGGGTCCAGTAGCAACCTTACGGTGCCAATCATCTTCATCAACAATATAGCCCTGCTTCTTAGCAACTTCTATAGCGTGTTGAACCGCAGATGAAAACGTTTTGTGATATATAGTGTAATCTGATTTACGTGCCTCACTGATATCTTCTTGCACCTGCGGTTTGGCAGATTGATCTACAGATGCACTAGTCTTTCCCAAATCACCACTTTCTTCGGACTGATACTCAGCCTTTAGAACAGTACCGATAATGTCTTTGTTACGACTTATTGGCCTTTTCAACTGAACTACTTTCAAAGTCTTCTTGTCTTTAATGCTCATAGGTGGCCTCTCGGCACTTACGATAGAACTCTTTGCGGCCTTCTCGTTAGATGCAACTGAAACAACTTTACCGCCTTGAGCAGTATCAACAACTGCGTGGGTATTCTTTAGTTCTGCAAGTTCTTCAACAGACTCTTTAGCCAATGCTTTCGAAATAGCTTTACGGCGCTTGTGTAAGTACTCGTCTGAACTATCTTCGTCACCATCATTGTCGATGTCTTTGTCTTTGCGGTCATCAAACTTCTTCTTGACTGCTTTAGGATTCACTGCATCAATTTCTTCTTTCTCAGTTTCTTCGTTCTGTCTCTTTAGTACAGCAGAAACTTGAGGATGATCAGATAGTCCCCTTTTGATCTTTTCGATGGCCTTGACTGCACCAGTCATGTTGCCACCTTTATATCTTTTATCAGATGCTATGCCTACAGCCATCTTGATCTCTTTAGGTGAAAAGCCTTCTTCAAGCTCTACCTCTTCTTTGACTGAAGACATAGCATCACCTTGTGATTGATCGCCTTTACGTGCAGGCGCTTTCTTGTCTGCGTTTGCTTTCTCTTCTGAGCCAGAGATGTCTTGTGGCTTAGTATCGCCTTCAGACTTATCGCCCTTACGAGAAGCAGGTGCTTCTTGCACGTTCTGCAATTTATTGATTGATTTACTAATAGCGTCTGCAAAACCTTCCGGTAGCGGTGCTATTTCTTTTTTGAAGTTCATTGGTCTCTCCTGTTATATCTGATAGTTATTTATTAGTTGTCTACTTTAGCACCAGCCCGCCATTGATAGCAAGACCAATATTTTGCTTTCCACTTAGGACCTGGATTATCACAGCCATGTCTTGCACGAAAACTTTTACGTCTGGCGGGGTCGTCACGTTTGATTTCCATATTAGGATCACCGAATGTAACTTTTACCACATTACCCTTTTCGTTCTTTACGTATACGCCAAACTTACTATTAGAGCCAGATGGCATTCTGAAGGGATCATTCAATTGAACTTTTCGTCCTTGATACTCGGAAGCCTCTACGATCAGGTCATCTACGTTGCACTCTTCACAGAATGTATCTATGCGTGTCGCTCTATGAGTTCTAAAGGTTTTCATTAGTCTTGGTTTCCTTGTCTCTCAGACTTCATGTAGTCACGTACTGAATCAATATAATCAGTAGCTTTGGTTATCTTGCCTTGAACCCACTCAGGAAGATTGTCATCATCTCCTAGCATTCCGTGTAGTTCGTCGGCAGCATCCATCATAGTGCGTAAAGCAGTTTTAGCCATACCACCCTCCTGATCATACTCGCCAGGGTCTTTTGATTCGGATACGTATTCTACAAATGTCTTCATGTTAGCTATCTCTTCTTGGCCATTGTTATTTTGCGTTTGTATGGACTCTTCTTCATCTCTTCTTCAGCGTCTTTGATTGCTTGTAGCTTTGCAACTACAGCACCAGCACCTGATTTATCTAAGAGTAGGCTATATGCTATATCAAAATCATTTCTACTAGCACGTTTACCTAAGTCTGTCAACTGTCTTGCGACACTATTTCTTAGTTGAGATAAAAGCATAGAACCGTACCCCGGTACCATTACTTCTGGATCTTCGGGATTGTCTATGGTATTTTTACTCTTCATCATAATACCTTCAGACATATGTTCTACAAACGATTTCATGTTAGCCCTCTTTACGCAAACATTTTTCTAAGCGTAGATGGTCCTGCAACTCCGTCAGCCAGCAAACCGTTTGAAGCCTGAAATTGCTTCACTGCACGTTTTGTTCCTGGGCCGTAGATGCCGTCATCACCTAATCCTAGATGTTGTTGAATTGCTTTTACTGTATCGCCACGTGAACCGATTGAACATACATCATTCATATCTACGTTGCTCGGTGCTTTCGGAGCTGATACCCTTACTTCGCCACCCATGACAGCTAGTGCTTTCTCATATCGGGCTTTTCTGTCTTCTAAACCAATAGTACCACCATTGATCTTCTTCGTCATTGCAACAATGTCACCCTTATCGGCAATCTTGTTCAACTTTGCTGTGTCCCAGAACCAACATGCTGACTCTACAGCACCCTTCTCTGTTGACACATAGTCAACTGCATCTTCAGCAGTCATGTCTACAGTCTTACCAAACGCTGTATAGTTGTTGCGTCCTGTAAGTTGTTTCAAACCACGACCACGGAATAACCATCCGTCGCCTTCATTTACATTACCCATTGCACCACGCTTAGTACGATACTTATCTTGGTATACGTAATTAGCAATCATCTCTGGGTTACGAGCATACTCAGAAGCATCACGCTTCTTTTTACCTGCACCGAAGTAGCGACCAAACACTGACTTCAACGCTTTCTCGCTATAGTTCAAATTTTCTTCTAATCTTTTGAAGTCCGCACTTTCGTGGGCGCACTG